GGTTTCAGACCCTTATGGGCGCGCGCGCCCTCCCACAGTTCCGCGAACACCTGATTCACCGAGCGATTCGGCTCAAACTCTTGCAGCGTGCCGCGCAGCGCGTCCTCGTATCGACGATAAATCTGCGGGTTGGTCAGCCCACCCCGCTCGGGCAGACCCTCCGCTTTCGTCATCAGTTGACGGAGGGCTGAAATTTCCGGATCGAACTTCGTCGCCTTCGATCCGAGCGCGTACAACGCGTGAACATCGATCGGTATCCGCGGCTCGCCCGCCATAAAGCCCGCCATCGCTTCCGCCTTCATGTCGGGCGAGAGGCCGCGGCCCTCGAGCGCGGCGTTGAGGTTGCCAAACTTCGATCCGGCCATCGTGATCTTGGCGTTCGGCAGATTCTGCGCCGACGTTTCTGTGAACGGCACGCCAGGGTTCTCTAACGCATGGATCAACGCACTGACGGACTCGCGCGTGTTCACGGGTACGGACGTGTTCGGCGACGTCGCGCCCCACATGCGCGCCCAGCGCAGCGCCGCGGCGCGGTCCCCGCCAAACGCGTTGATCAGTTCCTCGCTGCCCGATCCCTCCCAGTTGGCCGTCGAGGGCAGCGACGTCCCGAGCCGATACAGATCGTGCAGACGATCGACCACGGGATCGCGCAACTCATACACGCCGGGGGCTTCACCGGGCCGAATCGTCTTCGCGAGCGAACCCAGACGACGACCCGAGAGGGCGGACCCCGCCACGTCGGCGAGCACGTCGCCGACCTCTTCCGTCGAGCCCATGAACATGGGCATCGGCCCCTTGCCCTCAGTGAACGCCTGCACGCCGAGCGGGTCCGCATTCGCCACCGAGCGCGGGCGCCCGTGCCCGGTGACAAACTGCGCCACGAGCTGTAAGGGTGAATCGCTCGCGAGCACCTCGCCGACACTCGGGAACGCATACCGCTCGCCGATCCCCGGCGCGCCAATCGTCGCCGCCTTCGTCCACGGCGACACCGCGTCCGCGCGCGCGACCGCCGCGCCGCCTGCGTCTTTTTCGTTGGTCGTGCGAAACGTCGGCGCGCCGAGCACGTCGCCCACCGACGCCGCCCCCGTGTGACTCGCCATCATCGGCGGCGCCTGCGGGCGCGCCGTGGGCGTGTCGCGCGGCAGCTCGGGGTAGAGGTCGGTCTGCTGTTCGCCGGCGCGCGCAAAGACCGGCAGGCCCGCGGCGAGGCGCTGCCGGGCGAACGCTTGCGCCTTGTCGACAATCGCGGGCGGTAGCGGCTTCCCCTCCGGGTTCAGCAGGATGTGCTGCACCTCCTCGCGCGTGAGGGTGGGCACCATCGAGGGGATCTCGCGCAGGTCGCCGTGTTCCTCGTCCAGTGGGATCGAGTACTCGCCCATGACGGTCGGGCGCTCGCCCGCGTGGATGGGGCGCTTGAGCGTGCCGAGATAGCCCTGGCCCTTGGGCTCGCGGGAGTTGTAGCGGAACCCGTAGCCGTAGTCCGGCTCCAGCGCGTCCCCCACCGACGGCCCGCCGCGCGCCTGGAGCTGCGTCAGCACCTCGGCCGTCAGCACGTCGTCGGGCACGTCCGCGAGCGCGGGCTGCGCCGCCCGCAGCCGCGCGACCAGGTCCGTCAGCGTGTCCGCCACGGATCCTCCACGTACCGAAACTCCTTCGGCCGCCCGTTCGGCTGCCGCGTGACCGGATCGATTTCCTCGACGTAGCTTCCGTCCCTGCGCTGGAGCACGAACACGTCAGGCGGCGGGGACGGCGCCGGCTTCGTGCGCGTGGGAATCACCAGGGGGCCGCTGTACCACTGCCCCATTGGCTACGCCGCGGGCGGGGACGGCGGCGGGGGCACGCGCTGATAGTAGGCGGGCTCGGTGAACACATGCCCGCAGGCCGGGCAGTACAGGTCGCCGCGGTTCGTGGCGTGCGGCTCGAAGCTGCCGCAGCGCGGGCACGCCGGCAGGATCTCGCCGATCGCCGCCCGCGGCACGATCGTGGTGTCGTCGTCCGTCATCGCGTCCTCCGTCACGGCGTGAACGGGCCCGCGTCCGGCACCTCGGCCGCCGGCCCTTGCAGCCCGCCCAGCGCCGCCTCGTGCGCCTCCGCGCGCCGCGCCTCCACCCGCGCGTGCGCGGCCTCCGCGACCGACAGCGCCGCGTCGTGCAGCTGTTCGTGCTGCGTCATCCGCAGTTCGTGCGCCGCCGCGACGGCATCAGACGCGCGCTCGTGCGCCTGGCCGTCGAGCCGCGCGCGCTCCTCGGCAAAGAGCTTCATGGCGTTTTGCATCGTCTCGAATTTCGCCGTCAGCATCGCCACCGCGAGTTTCGTTTCGTTCGCCTCGCGCGCTCGCTGATTGTCGCCGGTTTCCTGCAGCGAGGCGATCTGCTGCTTGCTCTGCAGCTCGAGCGCCTTGCTCTGGTGGAGCTGCCCCGCCTGCTGCAGCAGCTGCGTCAGGTGTTGCACCTGAGCCTGCAGCGACGCCACCTCTGGCGACACCGGCTCGCCGTTGTCGCTCTTGAACTCCGGCGGCTCGATCAGGTCCGCGATGTCGTCGCCCATCGGCCCGAGGTTCCGCATCCGCACCGAGCGCGCAAAAATCGCGGCGGCGACCTTCGGCCCGGCCAGCTGCGCGACGACGTCGATGTGCTGCACCAGCGTCTGCGTGAACTCCTCGGCCGCGGCGCGCTCGCTCTCGCTGCTCGGCGCCGTCGACACCGTCACCAGGTAATCGCCCGCCGTGTCGATCGCCTCGGGGTCGTTCGGGTCGTTGATGCGCGTGCTGTGCGCCTCGCCGGCCGCGCCAATCGTGCCGACCTCGCCCGTGTAGTCGTAGATGTGCGTCGCCAGATCCTCGAAGATGACGCCGACGCGCCGGATCATCGACTCGTAGGCGTGGACGAAGTGATACGTGCCCTGCGCGGCGGAGGCGTCGATCTTGTCGAGCGCCACGCCGGATTTTTCGTCGCGCCGCTGCGCCTGCGTCGGCAGAAAGTTGCTGCCCATCGCGGCCTGAATCGCGCGCCGATAGGCTTCCTTCACGACTTGCAGCCCCTGCAGGTATTCGCCCTGCAGGTAATCGAGGCGCGCCGGCGGCGGCAGCAGCGCCTCGCCCGTCTGCGCCGTGCGCTGCAGATAGAACAGCACCGCCTTCGGCGTGTGCGTCGAGTCTTCCCACTCGGACTGATGCCGCCCGAGCTGCCCCTCGACCGCCATGATCGGCGCCTTCGGGACCATCGACAGCACTTCCAGCTCCTGACTACAGCAGTAGCAATACGCTTTCCACGGGTCGCGGCCAAAGCGCGTCATCGACAGGATCTGCCGCTTGACGTCGCCGCCCGTCGGCACATAGAGCACCTTGCCGTAGCAGGAGACGATCGGGATGTACTTGCCGGGCCAGTCCTGTTCGTGCAGGATGTCGAGCCCGTCGGTGAGACACATCTTGACCGTCGGATCGTCCACCGTGCGCAGTTCGCGCACGAACTGCCAGCCGCGCGGGCGGTAGATCTTCTCAAACTCGTCGGCAAACACGGTGCGCTCGGCCGGCGGCTCGGGCCGGCGCGCCCCGGCGCCGTTCGGCGACGGCATGCCGTTCGGCGGCGGCATCGGGGGCCGCATCCCAGGGGGCGGCGGCAGGCCCGGCGGCGGCCCCGACATCCCCGGCGGCGGCAACCCGGGGGGGAGCCTGACACCAGGCGGCGGCAGCATCCCCTGGGGCGGCATGCGCGGCGGCGTCGGCGCCGGCGGTCGGATCAGCAGCAGCGGGCGCGGCGTCGTCGACAGCGTCCAGTACTCCGCGAGCAGTTCCTGATCGCCCGCCATCCAGCCGGTCGGCTTCGTCCCGCCCGCGCCGGCCCACTCCAGATCGGCGCTCGAGGACGCCGCGGCCGTGCGCGGCTTTTTCGGCAGGAGGATCTCGCGCTGCTTCGCCACCTCGGCGCGCGCGCCCCACTCGAAGACGAACGCGTAGCCCATGTCGGAGGCGTCCGGCTCTTTCGCGTCGGCGTCGAGCAGCACCTTATCGGGGTCGGGAATCGCCTCGATCCAAATCTCCTGATTCGGCGAGCGCGGCGCGTATTTCGTCGTCACGCGACAGTAGCCGTAGCTGCGCTGAATCGCGTTCTCGGCGGCCGTCAGATACGCGACCTCGGCATGGCTGCGGTACTCGACCTCGCGCGCCTTGTCCTGATACCAGCGCGCCGCCTCGTCGGTCGCGCCGTTGCCGACGGGCGCAAAGCGCATCCCGCGCGGGTTCGCGCGCAGCGCGTTGATGACGTGGTTGAAGTACTGCGCCATCTCCTCGGGCGCGATCGTCGGGCGGTTCTTGCGCAGCTTGCGGTCCTCGTCGTCCCACGGGTCGCCGGCGACGAAGCGCATGTCGATCTCGGCCTGCGCGCGGATGTGGTAGAAGTTGGCCTCCGCGTAGGCTTTGCGCTCGAGCAGCTCTTTCAGGCGGTCGTCCGGCATCAGTCCGCCTCGCGTCGGGAATAGGCCGCACCATCCGGCGGCGTCACCAGCGGCGGATCGTGTGCCACCACCCGCCGGAGCATCACCCGGCGATCCTTCCAGCCCTCGAGCATCCAGAGCCCGCGCTGGCCGGGCAGCTGCACGAGGGCGCCGACCTGCAGCTCCGCGTAGACCGGCCGCGGATCGTCGGGCATTAGCGCGGCTCCTTCGGCCAGTCGCGATCCATCAGCCGCACGACGACGAGCGACGCCGCCAGTTCCCGCACGCGGTCCTTCACCAGCCGGTCCAGCGCGATCATCGGCGGCCCAGGCTGCGGCGGGGGCGCGATCGTCCAGGCCGGCGGCCACGCGCGATCAGGGATGGCGTCAGGCATCGTTAGACCTGGTAGAGCGCCATCAGGTTCGTCGCGGTCGTGCCCGTCGCGTTGATGCGCCGGCACGTGATCGGCAGCCAGCCGACGGGGACGGCCTTGAACGCGCCGGGCATGTCGCCGTTCGACAGCACGGCCGCAATGTCGCCCGCGCCGCCCACGTAGATCGCGCGCGTCGGCTTCGGCAGATCGACCGTGTCGCTCGGGGTAATCGGCCGCCATTCGGTGTAGCTTTGAATCATCGGATCATCCTTCTAGAAGGGCATCACGAGGACGGCCTCCCACGGGAACGCCGGCCGCGCGCCGCCGACCGCAGTGCGCAGCGCGTAGTGGTTGGCGATCTGCGCGGGCGTGAGCGCGGCGGGGTAGACCGCGACATCCGAGAGACGGCCGCGCCAGCCCGCAGCACTGTCGCGGAGGTCGCCGCCGATCGCCGTCGCCGGGCCGCCATCCGGCTCCAGCGTCGAGGCCACACTACCGAGCAGCACATTGTCCCGATAGAGGCGCAACGTGCTCCCGTCGTGCGTCACGACTACGTGGTGCCAGACCTGGAGCGTCGTATCCGGGTCGCCGCTAATCGAGGCGACTGGTGCCGTCACCAGCCGGAACACCAGCCGAAGGCCCCCCGGGTCGGACAGGACATAGAACTGCGTCGTGACGTTGACGAACTGATCGCGCGAGAGGGCCACGGCGTTCGTCGGCGGCTTCACCGAGGCCCACATCCACAGCTCTTGCGAGAACGCGGGCTGCAGCCCGGGCAAGGCCGCCGCGTCGATGCGCCCGGTGCCGTCGAACGCCATCGCCGTCGTCCCCGCCGTCACGCCCGGCACGCCGAGCGTCACGCCGCCGCTGATCGTGCCCGGGCGCACGCCCTTCGCGTCGGCCGCCGTCGTGCCGCTCGTCTCATTGAGCGACCAGTAGGACACCGCGCCGTCGGCGAGCACCTGACTGGCGTAACTCATCAGACCGTGCGCGAGAACACGCGATCGGTGCAGCCGCAGCGCAGGACGGCGCCGCCCGGCGCATCGAACTGCGCGGCCAGATGGATGCGTGGATCGGGGCAGGTGCGCTTGCCGCACTCGAGCACGAGGCGATCGCCGTGGGCGTTGAAATCCTGCGCGCAGCGGTCCAGGTGCTGCCGCTCGGCGCGCGTCCAGACGACGCGCGGCCGCGTCGAGAGCTGCAGCGCGAGGTCGGGATCGAAGGAGGCGCCGGCGTGGCTGCCCATGCGGATGGGCTCCAGTGTGCGAGAACGGCACACGGCCGCGCAAGCATTATTCGGGTGGGGTGTCTTCTTCTGGTACGTCCGGCGCGGCGTCGCCGATGCGACGAATGTTCAACTCGCCCTCGCGCGTGACGCCGACGCGCGCGAAGCCGACGCCCCGCGTCACGAACGGCGGCGCGGGATCGACCCACTCGGCCAGCACCGCCAGCCCCGCCTCATACGGGCCGATCGTCGCGATGTGGGGGCCGGCGTGTCCCCGTTCGCGGGTGCAATGCCACCGCCCATCCCGCGCGTCGGTCGTCGTCGTGCCACAGAGTGTCATCGCGCCCATCCTAATCCAGAAACAGCCCGGCGGTTTTCGCGGCCTCGGCGACCGCCCGCCGCACCGCCGCGTCGGGAATCGCGGCCAGCGTCTCGGCGATGTAGACGGCCGGGTGCCCGCGCAAGAGGCGCAGCAGCTGCCGCACGCGCTTGGGGCTGGCCGGCGCGCGCAGGAACGCCTGCGCGAGCGCGGCGGGCGTCGTCACGGTCGTCATCGCGTCACCCCCAGGCACTCCCCGCCGGCCGCGGGGCGCGCCGCGCCTCCGTCCCCGGCCGCGGCGGCGCCACCGCTTGCGCAAACGTCAGCACCTCGGCATCCGCATCGTCGGGGCTCGCCTCGCCGCGCGCCTGCAGCGATTCCTTGCTCTCGATCACCAGCCGCCCGCGCCGGTTGATGTGATACCCCGGCAGGCACAGCTGATCGCAGAGCAGATCCTCGTCCGGCAGCGTCCCGAGCAGCAGCCACTCCTTGCACTTGCCGTACATGTAGGCGCGCATGTTCTCGTAATGCGAATCGGGCGACGCCCCGCCGAAGTTGATCTCGTAGACGTTCTCGAACCCGAGCGCCTGCAACCGCACCACAATCGGCGCGCCGAAGGCGCTATCGACGAACATCGCCGCGATCTGGTGTCCCGGCCGGCGGTCGCTGAGCAGCTCCGCGCAGAGCCCGATGCGCGCCGAGCGGTCGGGGTCGTGCTCGCCGGGGATCCGAATCGGCGCGCGCGGGTTGCCGTCCAAGCCGCGCCGGAACCGGATCACGTTCCACGCCTTGCCGCCGCCGGACACGTCGAACCCCGCCACGAGCGGCTCGTCAGCGGTCGCCTGATACGACCGCTTGCGCGCCAGCGTCACGCGCTGGCCGTCGATGTATTGCAGCTCGCTCGCGTGCGGCGGGAAGCCCAGGACGCGCACGCGGAACGTGTCGCTGTCCTCGCCGTAGTCGGTCGCGATCTGCTCGAGCAGCGCCTTATTGGTGAAGCGCGACAGCCGCGAATCGACGCGGCGATGGTTCCAGCGCGCCGCGATGTCACCCTGACAGACGCGGTAGAAATAGCCGGTGTTGCGCACCAGCTGCCCCCAGGCGAAAAACATCGGCTCCCCGTCGGTGAGCCCCCCGGGGTCCGCCGTCTGCCAGATGCGATCGTCCACCTGCGACGCCTCATCGAACAAGTACCACGAGGTCGAGGTTTTCGCGTGCTGGCCGGCGAACGATTGCGCGTTCTCGGCCTTGCACGTCTGCGGGATCAGCTTCCACGTCGCCGGGCGGTAGACCGAGTAAATGCCCGTCGCTTGGACGTGGAACCAGTGCGCCGTGAGACACAGCCCGATCCAGTGGCGGATCGCCGCCCAGGTGCGCTGTTTCAGCTGCGTGTTCGTGCCGGCGGTGACGGTGCCGATCGAATCGGGGCGCGT